CCCGGCTGGACGCTAGTTCCTTCGTCGTTGCAGTCTTCGGCGATGATGTACCATGCACCGTTGCACCAGCCAGCCAGTCCGTAGCGGTCGCCGTTTGCACAGACAGCCGAAGTCGTCCAGTTGTAAACGGTAATATTCTGTGTGCTGTCCTTGATTTGGTCGGTCGTGTTGTTCTCGTTCCACACGTCGCATTCGACGCTGCCGAGCAGGGTGCCGACTCGCCCAGGTATTCCGCCGCTGGGTGCCTTGATGAGTTTGATTTGGCTGGTCGGCAACATCCTCGGCGGCTTGCGGGTGTACTGCGGCCTGACGGTTCCGGCCTGCCCGTTGGTTTGAATCCAACGCCGCATTTCACGGATGGTCTTGATGTCGTCCGGCGTCAGTTCCATTACTGGATTCCAAGTGCTGAAAAGTCCGTGACCGTGTATGGCATGTAAACCATCTTCTTTGGCAGAAAGCTGGCGTTGTCCGGCGGTGCAATCTTGATGAGGCGGCCGTGCCCGTTCAGCAGCTGCGGCTCGGCTGGCGCAACCCGTGTCTCGGTTGGTGCATAGGCAATCAGCCCAGCAATCGGAACTGGGTAGGTGATGGCCAGCGATTCGTAATCGGCACGCTCGGAACCGAACAAGTCGTCCATGTCGCTTTCCGTTACCGTGGCCCCGCCTTCCTTGTTCTGGCCGACGAACAGCATCTCGTTAAAGCCTTGGTCTGGCAGCTGCAGAAACCACGAGTCTGGGTTGTGGCTGAACACGACGCCACGGCGGAAATAGAGCTTGCCGTCTCGCCAGTGGTCTTCCTTGATGATGTCGTTGATGAGCAGCGTGTAGGCGTCGAACGAATACCGCAGCCGCAGGCCGTCCTTGTCCGATTGGCTGATTGTCGTGGTGCCTGAATTTACCGTGTCGATGTAGTCGTCCCAGCTGCTGTTCCAATCCCGATGCCAAGTCCAATACGTGACTCGCTTGGTGTGGCTGCGTTTATTGACGTTCTGCTGCGGGTCGTTGGCTGAGTTGACAATGACGCGGTCAACGCCAAACTGCGGCGACGGCAGGTAAGGCGGGACTTGATAGGTAAACTGCGGCGAGAAAAATGCTGGTGCCGTGTCTTGGTCGAAGATGCCAACGAACTGGGCACGTGGTGACGCCTCGCTGTATTCCTCAAAGGCAATATCCACCCGCGGCACAATGTTTTCCGGCTGGTCGGCTGGCAAGCCTTCGCTGGTCCGGTCGTAGCGGGTGACGGCGTTGGTGAAACTGCAGACGACATCAAACAGGTTCTTCGCCTGCGAGTCACTGCGGCGGCGAGGCGTTCGCTGGAAACAGTAAACCGGAGTCGTCACGCCGGTTATCAGATACGGCTGGCCAATCTGCGGCAGGCTGGTATCCAGCAGGGCCGAGGCAATTCCGGCGGCATCAACCTGCCACGTCTCGGTATAGTCGTACTGGAGAAAGCCGTCGACCAGACGTTCGGTAAGTTCTTGCGATTTGCGATTGGCTGCCATGTGCGTTCCTTGCTATTCGACGGCGTTTCGGTTTTCTTTGTCTTCAAGCTGGCGTTCACCTATTTCCACCAGACGCTCCAAGTATTTGCCAATGAATGGAATTTCGCTGGCCTCATTACGCAACGCATTTAATCCCCGGTTTCCTTGCCCAGCAGTAAACGCCCGACGCTGTTCTGGTGTTGGCTCCGCACCAAAAACAAGGTCGTAGCCGAGACGGTCCATAAACGTTTTGGGAGGCTGATTAGCTTCCAGCATAAGCCGCGCTTGTTGTCGATAAGACAGCGGCTCCTCGCCTTTCATATCTGGACTTGTGAATAAAAATGACGCGGCCTCTAAGAATCGAGTTGCTGTTTTTATTGATTCAGTCAGCTTTGGGTAAATGTCACGTGCAAGAACGGTACCAAATGCTGCCCAAGCATCTGCTAGGTCTTCCGTTTTCTGAACAACGTCGGCAATCCCTGACGCGTCAATGTCACTGACCGCGATTCCCATTCGCTCGGCCTTGTCTGTCATTCGCTGAATTGCATCGCCGCCACCGGCAAAGAATGCCGCCATCTTGTCGCCACCAGTGCCGAAGATTTTGACGATTGCCGCGAGCCTGTCCGCGGGTGCCTGTAGCTTGGACAGCTCCTCACCGACTACACGCAGTTGGTCCGACGGCTTCATCAGGTTCAGTGCTGCCAGAGTGTCGGCCTCAAACCCGAGCCGCTCGAGTGTTGGCAATGCTTTGCCGATGCCGTTTGCGGCATTGCTGATATTGATGCTAAATGTCTTCATCGCTTCGGCGGCTTCATCCGCGCCAAGTCCGCCACCACGCTGCAGAGCAAACTGCATTTTCAGCAGCGAGTTGGTCGACGTGTTCAGCGATTCCGCCAAGTCTTGGATTTTGTCGACGCGGTTAATCTGGTCAGCAACATTCGTGGCAATGGACTGGATGCTTAGGTAGCTTCCGGCCACAGCCGCCAGCTGGCCTGCGCCGCTTTTTGCGAGTGTTCCAATTTTGGCAAGGTTCGTATTGACCATTGCCATTGCCTTGCCGGTTTTCGACGCCGCATATTCTACGCTTGCTAGTTCAGCTTTGACGGCATTGGTTGCTCTTGCATAATGATCTGCCGTAATTTTTCCAGCGCGGTACAGCTTTTCAATGCGTGCTAGTGCTTGCTCTGCCTTCTGTTCCGGCGACGTGTCACCCATGATTTTTTTCATCAAGGCGACTTCGCTGCGGCTGCTAATTAGGCCGCGGGTAAAGTTCTGGGTGTCGGCAACCATCTTGTAAGACAGCGTGTGGATTGTCGTACTAGCCATTGCCTAGCCTTTGAAAAAATTCCTGAGCCGCCGCCGGGTCCATTCCACGCTTCTCTTCTTCCTGCGGGAACCAGCCCTGCAGGTAGCCATAAGCCCACCACTCAAACATCTGCTCCGTCGTCAACTCATCCGCCACTGCATCGGCATCCAGCCGCCCGCTAATCTCCGCAAGTTTCAGGTGCAGGAATCGGCGGTGATTGTTCCTTAGTCGTCGGATGTTTTTTTTAGCTTGGCTTCAATGTCCTCGTCGGATAGCCCGGCCAGCGACATGGCAACCTCGGCCAGCCTGCTAACCACCGAGGATGGCATCTGCCGCATCTGCGGGAAGTCGTCCTCCGTTAGATAAGTTTGGCCGTCGTCGCCGACAACGCAGAGGCTGACAATCTTTAGACGTGCGTCCTGCTGTCGCTGCTTGTTCACTTTGTCGCCGGGGCGAAGCCACAGATCAAACTCCCGCACCCGCAGCGATTCAGGTAGCTCCCGCATCTTGACGGGTCCAAAGTCTGGCACGTCGACCGTAACGACCTTAGTTTCCCGTGCTTTCAAAAACTGCTCGCGATTCATCTGCTCGTTCCTTATTAAGTGTTGTAGGCATCAAACTTGACTTTGCACGCCGCCGTGTCTGCTATGGCGTACAGGGTGACGCTGGCCCCCAAATGAAAGCAGGCTTGGCCGCCGTTTGGCAGCAGCTTGATTGCGTTCGCACCGGCACTGACAAACCGCAGGCTGACAAAGTTCGTCGTATCCAGATTCGTGGCCACGATGTAGCCGGGAACCACGTCGCCAAAGCTGACGGTTTCCTCGCTGGTGCCGATGTCTTGGCATGTGCTGCCAGCTCGTCCAGTGGTTTGTGTAAACTGGCGTGTTTGTGTTGCCGTGGTTTGCTTGAGGTATCCGTTTGACACGGACGCCCCAACAGTGACGCTGATTTCGTTGGCCATTATTCGTCATCCTCTTCATTGACTTCGACTGGTTCGGTAACGCTTGTGATTACGTCTGGCGACTTGCCAAACTCGGCGGCAACCAGCACCCGCACCGCTGTAACAATCCAAGGCTCCTGCGATGCCTGCCAGTTGATAAACTGCACTCGGTGATAAGGCGGGTCGCCGGTGTAGCCGACCAGCCCGTAGCCATCGGCAATGATGCTTCGCAGCTGCGGGAACAGCGGGTTGCCGTCTTTGTCTTTGGCTGGATGCGGTGCCAGCCGTACACGTTCTGCCATTGGTGCCTCCGATTAGTTGCCTGCGGTCCATGCTGGCGGGGTGCCGCCGGACCATTTCACACTCATCTCGCCAGTCTGCACTTGGTTTGTTTGCAGCGTTGGGAACTTTACTCGCGTCACGAGTCCCGTGCCTGCGTAAGTTGCGGCAGTGGTTCCGCCAGGTGCAACCGGCCAAGTGATGGTGACTGTTTCGGCAGCGGTGCTGGTTGCGTACCAGCCAGCAGTCCCGGCTGGGTCAAACTGGAATGTCAGCGTGATTTCACCCGGCTCTTCCAAGTCGCCAGCCATGTAGGTTGGCGTCGTGCTGGCCAAGTGCGTGATGTCGATGGCTGGCCGGGAACGCTCGCCAGCGTCGATGGTCAGCCAGTTCAGTGCCCGGCTGCTTGTTCCGAAGGTAATCGTGCCGCCGTGTCCGGTGTCGATTCGTGTGTTTGCCATTAGCTTGTCGCCTCTTGATACATGATGATGTAGTCTCTGCTCACCCAATACCGTTTTTGACTTGAACCCGATACCGGCGGGTCAAAGCCTCGCCGGTAGCTGACGTTGCTGGTGACGTTCAGCACCCGCACCAAATCGCCGCCAGTGGCCATTGAGCCGCGGAACATTTGCAGCGGTGCCAGCCGCACAGCCTCGGCCAAGTTGTAGGCCGCCGCTGCCGTCACGCCGTAGCAATCAATCTGGATGCGGTTGCTGCAGACGCCGCTGATTCCGGCGAGGTGTTCGTTGGATTCACCCTCGAAAATTTCCAAGATGATGAACGGCATTGCCGCCCCTTCCTTGGCATCGTGAAAATAAATGCGGGCAGCGTCACCGGAACCGGCCAGCGATGTAATCGCCGACTTGGTCTTCAGGTAGATTCGCAGGCTGTTGAGGATGTCAGGCATTATTTACCGCTCGCAATCATTTTTTCTAATGCGGCAACCATCGCCTGATGTTGCTGTGCCCGTGTGGCATCAACGGCTGGAGCAAGCCATCGCTTTGCCTCAACAAAGTCTTTTCGTGTCTGACCGCCGACTAGAGTGGCTACACGCACCGACCGTATAGTGCGTTCGTCGCTTCGCCGTGTTCCATCAGCCCGCAATCGGTAGCGAAATCCGCCGTCTTCCAAGCGAGTTCCGAATTGCCAGTTCGACCGCTTCCAAAACACGCCGCGATGCCCAAACTCAAGCAGATGGCTGTGTGCCGTCTCGCTTTTCTTGCGTTTGCCATATTCGTGCGGAAGCAGCTTTTGTCCGCTGATTGCGATTGTTACCTCGCCATCACGCTTGCTCACGATTTTAGTTGCAAGCGAATCCGCCAAAGGCCTGCGTCTTGCGTCCGCCTGTTGCTGTGCTTTGCTTTTCTTTTTCGCTGTCCCAGTCTTGCTGCTGCGTGGAACTCGTTTCTTTGCGTCAGCAATCACGATTCGGCTGGCGGCACGCAACGCCACTGGGATCGCCTTATGCCGAACAAGTAAATCAATTTGCTGCAGGTACTTTTCCAGTGGAAAGTCCTCTGATATTGCAGCTTCAATCTGCATTTTGTTTGCCATTACAGCACAACCTCCGTCGTCTGAATCATCAGCTGCGTGTTGTTGTCCATCGCCAGCACCCGGCTCACTTCGTAGTAAGTCTGCGTCAGCGGCTGGTAAATTCGCATACTGGGCAGGATTCCAGCGTAGTACCGCATTTCAATGACGTGCGAGACGGTCGCCTCGAGCTGCCTGCCGCGGTATGTCTCGCCGCCGCTGACCGCCGTGATGCTACACGGCAGGTCACGCCAGAGCGTCGTTGCAAACGCCGGGTCGTCGCTGCCTTCAGCCGATGTTTCACGGTAGACGTGGACGCGGTCGCGGTACTGGCCAGCCTTAAGCCTTGTCACGGGTAGTTGCTCCGTTTCATGCGGGCCAGCAGGTTCTCGTAGGCTTTGAATCCGCCGGTGATGATCTCATTTCCCATCATCGTGCGTTCTTCAAAGTAGTAGCCAATCAGCAGCAGCATCGCCTGCTTGAACATCTGCGGCACAGCACCGCCATTGGCACCGTAGCCAGCCGTGTAGGCTACGCTGATGGCATCCCAGCGGTCGTAGGTTGTCGGCCATGCCGCGTTGCTATTAAGCCAGATGCGGCGACGGTCTGCGTCCAAGCTGTAGAGGCTGGCCGAAAATGTCTGCTGCGTGTTGGTTGTGTCGTAGTAGGTGATCGAAGTGATCGCCGTGACAGGCCGGAAGTACAGCTGCCAGTATTCCTCGTCGCCCGACCAGTTAAACTTTTCCGTAACCGTGCGAGATATGAGGCAAACCTGACAGTCATGTTCGACTTGCTCCCGTGCCTGCTGGATCAAGTTCTGCAGATGCTCGTCGTGTGCCGTATCAGCGTCGGCGATTTCGAGGTGCTTTTTCGCCTCGCTCAGCTGCAGCGGTTCCACTGTCGTTGCTGACTGGGTGATCGACTTGTCCGCCGTCCGCAGCGGGCCGCTGATTGAGTATCCGCCCATTTCCAAACCTCACCAAACAATCTGCCACGCCGGGATAAACTTCGATCACGTCCTCGGCCTTGCGGCCATTCCAGTCCCGCACAAGCTGAACTTGCAGTGGCCGGACTTCTTTCATTTTCACGCTGTCTGCTCCTTCTTTTCCAAATACTGCTGCCGCCACTGTTCTGGATAGATATGTGAGGGCTGCAGGTTCTCGTCGTAAATCGCAATCATTTCTTCCATGTGGCCGATGCGGCAATCAACATCAACCCAAACTCGCCGTCCAGCCTCACGAAACCGATTCCAGAACCAGATGTCATCGTCGATTTTGGCATCGGTCCATTTGCCCTGGTCATCCGGCCTGCACCAAAACCAAGGCTTCGGCACATCCCGCAGCCGCTGGAGCCTGATGGCCGTCAGCCCGAAATGTGCGGTCGTCACTTCAATTGGCTCGCCGCGGTATTCGATTTGCGTCTGGCCACCGACCGTGAACAGCGGGATTTGTTTACCACGCTTGCACTGCATCGCTGCTACGGCGTCGTACTTCTCGTTGCTGTACAGAACGCTGAGCAGGCGATGAACATGCTCGACGGTGAAACAGCTGTCGAAGTCGACGGTGATGGCAATGTCGATGCCGTGGTCGATGGCGTCCTCAAGCATCCGCTGCATGCACTGGCCGTAGAACACGCCGCCAGACACGACAATCGGAATGCCTGCCTTCTTAAAAGCGTGGTCGATGACGTTGCGGCTCCAGACGCATTCGTATCTGGGAGCCGTCATCAACGCCGCGACTTTTGCTTCATGTGTATCCATAGCGTTCTGCTCCGCTTTTGGTGACCGTCTTATGATTAACCAACCTTGACGTAATCGGCATTGTTGGTGTTGGCGGAAGCGGCGATTTCCTTTTGCAGGATGCCGACTACCGAGGTGAGAACCGGTCCATTGGTCGTGGTGTCCGGCGTGAGTCCGACTTGCAGATACCGCTTGCGACCATTGAGATCAACGTGCAGGACGGCCTCGGCCGCTGCGGTGT